TCGGCTCATGCGCTCCGCAACTTGTACCCAGCCTTTGCCGTAGTTAAAGTCTTCGATGCTCGTCTTCTTTGTGCTGGCAAGCAGGTCTTCCACGCATAGGCGCTCTGCCCAGTCTGCTGAGTCAATGACAACGGTCTGGTAGTCGCTGGCTGCGACCTCCTTCAGCGCTGCGTTGAGTTCTGCCCAGCTGTTAATCTCGCATCTGTCGGTGTCTAGGTGTGCTGTTCCGCCCTCGATGTCGAGAAACAATGGATTTGGGAATTGCGCGGCAAAGGTTGTCTTGCCGACCGATTCCACTCCGTAAATGACCACGCGCTGTGGTCGGGTCTGTTTGCCTTTTGTGATTTTCATTTTTTCCAGATTTCTACCGATTGTTGATCTTCTCCGACAAATACGATGTCCGTATTTGCGCGCTTCATGTCTTCTAGGATGTTGTCTAGCATCCACTGCTCGCCCGGCAGCTTGTATGCCGTGGTGAGTGGACGGTAGCCGTCCGATTTTGCCTGCTGTTTTGTTGTTAGGTTCATATGCTGTTAAGTTTTTTTATCTCGTCGAATAATGCGCCGAACTCCAAAAGTTCAGCAAGTTTTGAGTATTTTGTGCGAAATGCAATCAGCTCACTTTTTGCATTTGCGATGACCTGTCGTGTAGCCTCCGCATTGTCCAAAATGTTATTGAAAAGGATGAAACTTCCGCGCTTTCCGCTGTCGATTGTTCCATCTGGTTCTAGGTGTTTGATCGGCCAAAAAGCACGAACTGTAAGCGTTCTATTTTCTGGCGTAATAACTTCAACCTTGATCCTCCGAATAAGGTCGTAGGCTTGCGCTTCACGCCATTTCAATGCGGCTTCGGTGTCGTCCCACTCGAAGTATTTGTGTAAACAACTGAGCGGGTTTGCTGCTTCTGTCAGAAGCGTGCGCGGATTCAGTCCTGCCGGACGATTCGCGATTGCCTCCAACTGTTTTTTGATCTCATCGTTTTTCGATTCGATCTCATTTTCTTCTTTTATTAGTTTCATTTTTTAGTTGGTTGTTTGCGATCCATTTATACCCCGCTCTATCGCTGCGGTTTGTGCTATGCCTGCCACGCCGCGCCGAGCCGCTCCCTGCCTTGCCAAGCCGAGCCATGCCTCGCCTGCCTCGCCTTGCCAAGCCGAGCCTTGCCCCGCCGAGCCACGCCTTGCCTGCCTCGCCAAGCCCTGCCTTGCCTCGCCACGCCTTGCCTGCCTTGCCGCGCCCAGCCGCGCCTAGCCACGCCTAGCCACGCCAGGCCTTGCCTGCGTAGGACAACCCCTAGAGGCTGTCTGAGCCCAGACAACTGAAAACGGTTGTCTCATGAAAATGACCGAAACACGGAATCCGCTGCGGGTTGTTACGTTTTCAGTTGTTGGTTTCATTTTTTTGGTTTCTATTTTTTGTTGTTAGCAGCGTAAACGGCCACTGCCAAAGCCGCCCAAGTATGAGATTTAATGCCGTAGGTTGGCCCCGGCTTGGCCTTTGTTCCTTGCAGTCCGATGAGGTCGAGTAAGGCTTGGCGAATGTTCGCATCCTTGGCTCGCATCGTTCCGCAGAGAAAAAGTTTGATGTCTTTTCGATAGCAGAGTGTCGGTTCGACTCTCGCGACTTCCGTGAATCGCCCGATCCAGACGCAGGTATCGAAGGTGGAAGCCCCGACCGCCATGCCGTAGGATGCAATCATTTCGATTGCCACGGCGTCGTATTCGCGTCCGATGAGCACTTGGCGCATCTCCCTGTTTGAGATCCATCCGTGGAGGAGAATTACTCCGTCACGGTATTCGACAAACGCGCTTTGCGTCGTTCCTGGGTCAATAGCGAGAATGGTTTTCATTTGTCCTTCTTCTCAATCCGCCTCGCGTCCGATGTGTTAGCAAGCCACGCATGAGCCAGTTTACGGATTTTGGGTAACATCTGTTTGCGCCCCGCCTCGCGTCCGATGTGGTAGCAAGCCACGCATGAGCCGAGCGTGAGCACGGCGATGGAAATGGCGAGGGTCGCGCTCATTCAATCCCCTCCTCAGACGGATAGTTAAACTCTGCCCAATGAATGACTATCTCGTGTGGCGGGAGTCCCGTCATAAGCTCCCATCCATTTTTTGAATAGCACCCAATCTCCAGAAGATCGAATCCAAAATGAAGGATGACGGTCTTGTTTACCTCCGGCAAAATCGCAGCGTCTTTCCAAGTCAATGCGCTCATTTCCCCCCCCAGGTTGTGATCCAGTATGTAAGGGCCGCGAAGATCGCCACCGGTCCGAAGGCTTTGAACGCATCCCATGCAAACTGCAAATTGTGGGTAATGAAGTCGGGTTCCATGTTATCGCTCGAAATCGACATTCAACGCATAAATGCCGTGAAGGTTAAAGAATTTATCTTTTGCCTCTTGATAAGAACAGGCGTCTATCATGTCCCGAATCGGACCGAAAAGAGGGTCGTAGCCCTCGCAGATGTATGTTTTGGATTTCATATTTTTAGAACGCAACCGTTGCGTTGAAATCAATTTTTCATCTTTCCGAAAAATGAAAAGATTTTTTTGAGATTTCCCGAAAATAAATTTTGAGAAAAGTCTTTACAAACCCGCGCGTCCAATGTTGGTGCGGGTGAAACGGCTTTTTATTTTGCGAGCGGACGGTAAAACGAGACCGTTTTTATTTGCGCCCCGCGTTTTATCTTCGCGAGTTTTTTCTCAAACCGTCTGGCGCTCACTTCTTCGTCGAGAGTCTTGCACAGTGTACTTCGGCAACGGCCGGATTGCTCTGATATGTCATAAACACTCTGCCAACCCTCGCTGTGGAGCTGTTCGATGTCGTCAACTTTTGCCTGTTCAAAAACTCGCTCCCAGGCGGCGGTTATATTGGCAGAAGCCAGGGGTGATTGTATTTTCTTTCGCATGTGTTTACTGTGATCGTTTTTTCGTTGTAAAAGCCGTAAGCGAAGCCCTGCGACCACGCCAGCGTTGCGCGGCGTGTGCTGGCGTATTCCATATCGAATCGGGCAAGCATGCCGACGCAGTGTCCGGTTGCTCCGTCGAGCGTGCGGGCGCGTTCGCTGCCGACTCGGTGGAGGTGCGCGAGAACGCAGTTGCCGTAGGTTTCGGCATGGTCTCGGATCGCTTGCACGTTAAACATGTAGCCGTGCAGGAATTTTGTTCCTCCGAGTTCGGCGTAGCTGCGGATGTGATACGGGTAGAGGCGCGCCTTGAGCTTCTTGGCGGCCTCCTCGATTGCTTGGATAGTGAGCGTGGCGGCGTGAGCTGCCAGCGCGTTTGGCGAGGCTGCGAGCTTGTAGAGTCGGGCTTCGTGGTTCCCAAATAGGATGTGCTGCGGCCTGAGTTCGTGAAGGAAGTCGATTCCCGCGCTGAGATCGTCGCTCACGCTGGCTGCTCGGTCGCTGGAGTTCGGGTCATTGACTGCACCAGTGCGAAATGCGGCGAGGTCCAGAAAGTCGCCCAAGTGAAATGTGGTCTCCGGCTTCCATCGGTCGCGGAATATGAGAACTGCCTTGCGGGCCTCAGGGTCGATTTGATCGCCGTGCGAGCATCCGACCGCCATCCACTTTTTCCAGCCTTTTGAGATATTCATACGAGGTCAGGGATTTCGTTGTCTTTGCGGAGTTCCCAAATGTAGCTGCGCACTTTTTCGAGGGTCTCGGCGTCTGCGGTGTGGCTGCATCCTCCTTCGTCACGCCACTCGCGAAACTCGCCGCCATCGTATTTAAGAAATGAGCGGATTTCTTCAAGGAGGTCGTCTATCACTGCGATTGCGTCCATGCCCTTCACTGCGCAAATGTGTTCTGTGCGTTCTTCGGGTAGGTTAAATTCAAGCGTGGCTTTCATATCAATTCTTCTTCGTCGTCGTCATCTTCCGGCGGGTGAATGATATCGTTCGCTTGGTCGAGTAGCCCCTCAACTGCGTAGCGGTTCCCGAATTTAATTTCGGAGTGCAACGTGTCGCCCTCGTGCTCCCAAGTGACGATTGCGAGTCCGGCGTCAAAATGTTCGGAAAGGAGCTTGCGGACTTCAACCATTACGGCTTCGCGGCTCTTCTCCATTTTTTTCATCCGTGCCAGTTGCGGAGCGGGCCGCAGTCGATATGAACGAATCCGGCATAAGTGCCGATTCCGCCTGTGAAGATTTTTTCGTTGCGGACGTCCTTGGCGATTTTCACAAGGTCGGGAATGGAGACCTTGGCAGTGATGTCCAAGGCCATGAAGCGCGTATGTAGGCTGTGCCTAGCCCCGCCAATGGCTTTGTTGTAGGCTTCGTTGCGGTAGGCCGAGAGAATCTGGATCGGCACGCCAAGCCGCTCGCGGATCGCGTCGGCTGCGTAGAGGGTCGGAATGATGTTAGGCCAAAGCGCCTGTGCGGGGATCGCGTTGCACTTGAGGAACGAATTGGAATTGCCGAGAAAGAAAACCTCTTTCGCCGAGAAGTATTTGATTCCCTGGCGGTCGAGTAGTTTTTGAAACTCGGAAATTTCTTGGCTCATTTGTCTCGTCTGGTAGGCGAGTCAAAAACGTGCGCTCCGTATTTGTTTAGGAGTTCGGGCGGTGGGCTGAATGACAGCGTGACGTTGCCAGCCTTCGTTGGCCATGAGACCGCGCAGCCGGTCATGAATAGCATGAGGAGACAGAAGATCGCCGCCGCGAAAAATCCGATGACAATGGTGCGGTAGTGGTCAAGCATTACTGCCCCTTTCGGAATACGTTAATGATGCCCACAAGCCCGAGAGCGAGCGCAATGATGTGGTTTTGAAGCTCAGGATCGAGCGTTAGGCCGAGGCTGGCAGCGACGAAAATAAGCCCGCGCCAAGTTGATGTTTGGCTTGCGTAGTCGAGGATTGTATCAGTCAGGTTTTTCATTGGATTGTTGCTTTACTTTTCGCGACATGTAAACCGCCGTGAGGATGGCAGCGATGAGGCCCACGCAAGCGGTCGCGAATTGGACGCCTGCGGTGAGGTGCGGAAGGAGGGAAATGACGAAGCTTGTGGCGGACGTTGTGGTGCCGACTAGCGCGACAAAGAAAGGGTGGTCATTCATGGGAGTCATGGCAGTCCGAGTCCTTGGCCGAGGGTGGCTTTTGCAAGATTGTAAATATCCTGCATTTTTTGCGCGGTCATTCCAATGTTGGGCTGGAATGCCAGTAGGTAGCTAACCCGAGAAGTTGCGGCAGCGGTTGTGTTGTTACGACCTGCCGTCTGAAGCGGGTAGTTTCCGTTTGTGGGCGTAGAAGAAGGAATATTAAGTGTTGTAATATCAGACCCGCTGGTTTGCAGCGTTAGCGTATCAGCATTCCAGCCATATCCTACGTTTCCTGAAATTGGCAGATTTGTAGTAAATTCAAAATACCTGTTCCCGTTGTAATTTCGAGATTGAGGTAGCCATGTTGTTCCGCCGTTTACGCTCGTGGTGATAACATTCTGAATCCCAGTAATGCTTGAGCCTGTCGAACCAAATAAACCAAACGCCCCCTCTCCGCTTGCGATACTGATTCCGAGCGCACTCCATACAGCATGAACCGAATATCCGCCCTCAGTAAAATCAACTGCAAATTGCGGGCTATACTCGATCCGTTGCGTATTGCCTCCAAATGAGATTCCATCCGCCCCCCACGTCGGCCCGTTGATGAGCGTGCCGTTGTAAGTTCCCAGCCCACCGAGCGAGTATGCCGTGGTGCCTGTGCCTGCGTTCTGCGTTGAGCGGAGAGGCCAGCATACCATGCTGCTGTAAAGGTTGAGTTTCTTAACTCCCTTTACGAAATGATTGATCGCCGCGCGGTCGGTCGCCCCGCTGGTGTTGATATACGCCCGCGCGTCTGCGTCAAATGAAGCTGCAACAAATGGGAAGCTGAGAATCATTTTTTAGAAAATGTCGCCTGCGAATACCCAGCTATCCGTGCCGAGTTTCATGAGAGAAGCCACGCTGTGCTGGCTCGAAAGATTGCTGGCAGCGCCCGCCGCATTGATCGTGACTCCAGCGCCCGCCGTCACAGCCACGCCGCTAACAGCAGAGCGGTAGAGCAACACCTGTGAGCCGGTCGGGAATGCGGCGGTCGAGTTCGGCGGGACGGTTATCGTCATGCCGGTTGTCGCGTTGATGAGGCCGTATGCGTCGGAGAGCGCGAGCGTATAGGCCGTGACTGCCACGGAGTTGATCGGCAGCGAGAATTGAGGGACGGGAGAGAACGCGTCCGCGTCAATCAACTCTTCCGAGACTGAGCACGCGCTGAGAATCACGGTCTGCCGTGTGCCGCCTTCGGTGAGTTCGATTTCAAGATCAAGGTCGATGGATGGATCGTTGCCGACCAAATCCCGCAGCGCGTAGGTGGCGAAATTGACGCTTGCGGTCTTGCCAGGCTTGGCTGTCAGGCCGCTTTGAATCGTCATCACTGGCAGGTCGGCGAAGCCCTTTTCCCCTGCAAATGTGACATCGTAATACTCGCCTTCAATGCCGGCGACTGTGACGCCGCCAGAGCCGATTGAATCAAGTGCGGCCAATGCGGATTCGATGTCTGCTGCCGTTGCGTTGGCTGCAAGAGGCTCTGTCTGGCGGAGTGTCGTAAGGACGCTGCCGGTTGTGGCTGTGCCTGTCAGCGCCGTGCCGCCTGCCGTCACGGAAACCGTGAACTGAGTCGGCTGTGGGAGAGCCTTTACGAAATACTGCGTGCCGTTTGAGTAGCCGGTCAACGCCGAAAAGCCTGTGAGCGTGACGGGTTGGTTGAGTGCAAGGCCGTGGTTCGAGGCAACGATGAATACGCCCGCAGTGACAAGAGATCCGATCGTGATTGACGAGCTTGGCGTTGTCAGTCGGTAAGTGCCTGAGAATGGTTTTTGCGAAAACGATAGGCGTTGGACTTCGTTGTTTGTTGTAGAGCCTGTGACGGTCGTCACAATCGTTGGCGTGACGGCAGTCGATAGGTCGGTCCAAGTCGATTGGAATACGGCAGGAGCCAAGCGCAGTTCGATTTCCTGAACCTCTTTTGCCGTTGCGCTCCCTGCCACGCGCTCGCCGATTACGGCAACTGTATCGGGAATGAGCTGCGAGACGTCTGCCGTGATGCTCCCGCGCGTGCCTGCGGTTGCAAATCGAACTGTGAATTGCTCCGTGAGTTGGCCTGTCACCGTAACTCCGCCCGCGCTGGAGATCGCTGTAAGCGCGTTAAGCGCGGTCTGCACTTGTCCGGCTGTTACGGCTGCGTCAAGTGCGCTAGTGGTGTCCCCGCCGAATGTGAGCGTATAGGCGCCCGTCTCGGGTGTGCCTGTGCGTGAGCCGACACCGAGCTTGACGCTCGAACTGGTTTTATCGACTACGCTAAACGGCGCGCCGATGATTCCGGTGGCCTGTAAAAAGTAAAGGTTGAAAGTGCCTGTGTCGCCCTTTGTGAATCTCGGCACTCCAGCCGGCGAGAGGTTCGTTTCGCTCGCTGCGAGCCGATTATTCGTAAGGTCGATGAAGAGATCGCGTGCCATGTTAAATGGCGGATCATGTCAAATAATTACGCGCGGAGTCGCAGCATCCGCTGATTTTTGCTACGGCGTCAGGATGTGCTGCCGCCGCGCGTTCTTGAAGTTGCCTTGCAAACTCGGGCGTGTTTTCCCCGCCTGCCATGCAACGCAGGCAAGTGCCTTGGCTTGGTGTGCCCCCATATAACCCAAGTTTACAGATCGGCCTTTCGTTTGAATTTCTGAAATTGCAGATCATGCAGATGGAGTAAATGTTGCTGTTAGAGTGATAGAGGAATTGTTTGAGTAACCGGAGTAACCTTCCCAGCCGGGGAACCAAGTCCCAAAGGCTAAAAGCGAATTACCGTCAACTGTAAAAGTTACTGTGCCTGGGTAAATTGCTGTGGTTGATGTCATGTCACTGTCAGAAACATTTGAGAGTGCGATAAAGTGGGCGTAGAGTTTCGGGCCAACGCGACCAATCCGTAATTTTATGTAAAATGGGAAAGTGTAATATGCAGTGAAGTCGCCAGAGCATGGGCCACTATATGTTACGCTTGCACTAACTATTCCTTCCACAAAATGATTGCAGCCTTCGGCGAAAGCATTTATAGACCCAGAGTCGGTTGAATCTGACACGCAATTCGGGGTGTTGCTTGTAACCACTTCTCTTGCTATCCATTGAGTGTCAACCTGCCATGTTCCTCCATTGTAATACTGATCAAACTCTTCTTTTGTGATTTCAAAAACATTTGCAGGAGAAGACGCGGTAGCACTTTGCCACTCTTCTTCGGTATAGATGCAATTACAACAATCGCAACTCACCTTCCCGTCCTTGGTAATTACCTTCCCGTCTTGCGTCTTGATCGTCATGCGCAAGCCTCAGTCTCAATCCACGCAAACGCGCCGTCCACCGCCCCGAGAACGTATGTCCCAGAGGCCGGTATAGCGGGAATTTTCAGCTTGCGTTGCTTGTGCCCACCGCTGCCGGTCGTCTCTTCAACCAAGCTCACATCGGCATCGAGCGTTGCGTAAACGAAATTTTGCATGAGATCCCGCGCGCTTATGGCGTAAGGGTAGTCACTGCCCGTCGTGCCTCTTGGGCGTTTGACACATTCTTGAAAATCGACTGGAGGATTGGCGGCCATTTTTAATCAACGCGGAGCAGCAAAAATGGACCGTAAACCACGGTAATTTCGGAGAAGCGGCCATAATTCCGCGCCGCATAACTTCGGATTGCAACCCTGTAAAGTCTTTTATTTGGGTTTACGATATAATCTCCAACCTCCCCATAATCGAACACAACTGTTGGCGTTCCCCTGATTGCATTAGTCGTTGGCGAAATGGTTTCTCCTTCAGTCAATACAATTTCCTTCGTGAGTAAATTGTTTTTAAGTACAGCCTGCCCGGTGATTCCTACTGATGACACGGATTCTGTTGTAAATTCTTCCGAAATTTGCTCTACCCCCGTTGTGTTTGCCCTTCCATAGGCCGTCACGCGGAACTCGTAAAATCCATCATCCCGAGCCATTTCTTGCGGCTCAGGAAAAATGTATAGTCCGTCGATTGCGGGCGTGCCTTCATCGTCGGGCAATAGGTTCCCGACGGCCAATTCTGAGCGATAGCGCGACTCGTCTCCGCGCCTGCAAATGTATGTGCGCTCAACCCGCACAAGGCCGCTCGGGAATGTCTGCACCGAGCGCCCCGGTGCTGTTACGAGGTTACTTGTGCCGTGATATGTGTATGCCATGATTTATTATGCGAGCGCCTGTTGTGGCAGCTTAGGTTCAATTTTTGCGACAAGGTTTTTAATTTCGAGCACAAGGGTCTCCAGTGACATCGACTTATCTTTGCCCATGTCCTCTTTCGTCTTTCCGTCTTTGCCGGGCTTATCGACCGATGGTTTTTCTGCAAGCGGTTTTGATTTCCCAAATTTTTCAGGCGTCGCCTTGCCTTCTTTGACGTCTTTGACGCGCTTTGCAAATTCGCTGCCTGTCTCACCCATTTGCTGACTCAGCCCAAAGTCCTTGCCGATGTCCGCCATGCTTCGGCGGTCCTTGGTCCGTCCCGCTCCGCGAATATCCGCTTCGACTTCTTTATTTTGGATCTGCTCGGCTGTTCTTTTCGCCGCTTGAAATTGTCCCTTCTCGATTTGCTTCTGTCCGCGTTCTTCCAGCCTGCTGATCCCAGTGCCTTTCTTGCCTTCGGCTTGCGCGATGGCTTGAAGGAGCTTGGCCGAGGTGGAGAGTTCCGTATTCATGCCCGCCTGTTCTTGGCGAGCGCGAGCGATTTCATCCGCAAATGATTTCGCTTGAGGCTGGCCCATGCCTGCGTCGATGGCCTGTTTCAGCGCGGCGTTGTAATCCTTCTTGTACTGCAACGCTTTTTGCTCTTGCTCGTTTCCGCTGATCTTTGCCTTTAGTGATTGCAGGTCGAGTTCGAGATTTTCGCGGAGATCGGACTGGCGTTCGGCCTGCTTGGCTGCGGCTTCTTCTTCTTTTTTGGCGCGGACGGTCTTGATATTGTTGATTTGCTCTTCGAGGTTCTTCGAGAGATCGAGCTGTTTGTTTAAGCCTCCAACCCCTTGCGTTTGCTCGTCGATTTTCCCAGCAATAGAGTCGGCATACGAATAGTTGCTCTCCAGCAGTGGCGTGGTGCCAGTTATCTCGCTGTTGAAATTCGACCACGCAGAGCTGATCCCCTCGATGGCAGGCTTGAAGTCTGAGTTGAGATTAAATGCCAATCCGATTTCCGCGCCTGTTTCTTTCGCTTTTTCTCCAAGCTCTTCAATTTTTTCGGTGGAAGTCGCAACGGTTGTTCCGACATCTTTTTGGCTGGAGCGGAGCTTTTCACCATGAGTTGTCAGCAAATCCAAAGCAATTCCAAGGGGGCTTGAATATACGCGGGCTTTTTCAAAAAGGTTATAAAGAACCTCGGTTGAGTCGCCGACTTTTTGAACGGCATTGTCAACAGGGACAACCTTAGCCGCTATTTTTTCAAGCCCCGAATTAAGGGTCTTAAAAGCCGCGCTCAATCCAGTAGTCGCATTCTTGAAATTTTCAATATCTTGAACTAAAACCTCACCAACTAGCTTTCCAAACGATGCAAAGTCCACTTTGGCCACTTCTTCCCCGAGGCCGCTAACCGCAGGGATGACTGGGTTAAGCACGCCTGCTGCAAATGCAACCAACTTCCCCTTCACTGCATCGATTGTTTCGCCCGCTGAGTCAAATGTCGCGGCGCTTTCATTCATCACGCGTTCCAGCGATCCGACTTTTCCGCGAGCATCATCCAACGCCGGTGAGAACCCTATAAGAAGTGGGAGCAACTTGCCGCCAAGTTTGTCACCGAATACTTCGGACGCCATCGCTGCTCTCTGTGTAGGGTCTTCAATCGCCGCGATCTTGTCGGCGAAAACCTTCATCTGCTCGGTTGGCGTCTTGCCTTTGAGTTCTGCCAACGAAATCCCCAGGTCGGTCATTGCGGTGGCTTGTTTGTCTCCGCCGTTGGCCGCGTCCTGCATGAAGTTTTGCAGCTTATTTATGACGGTTCCCACCATCTCGGCTCCGAGTCCTGCGTTTTTGAAAGCCGTTTCCAATACGAGCAACTTGCCTGCGGCCTCGCCTGTTCGTGCGCTGAGTTCGTTTAAACGTCCGCCAAGATCAAGCGCGTCACCAAATCCCTGAGCCATTATTTGCGCTCCGCTGAATGCAAGGTCGATGGCCTTGTTAAATCCAGCGGCAGCGACATTTCCGAGCGTAAATGCGCCTGTAATTTTTGCAAACGACGAGTCAAATAATCCGCCAGCATTTTCGGATTTGTTGCCAACGTCCTGCAATTCTTTCCCGAGCCGATCAATTTTGGGCGCTGTGTCTGAAGCTGCGTCCCCCATGGACCTAAGTTTTTTCTCCATCCCCTCAAGCTGCTTAGTGCGGCTGAGAGTTTTTTGAAACTCATCGGCAGACATCGCCGTTGTCCTCTGCTGCGTGTCAAGTTCGGCGAGTTCCTTTTGGACGTTCTTCAACGTCTGCGATAGTCCCGCGTCCTTTGCTCCAAATTCGACTGTTACGTCCGGCATATATTAGGCTATTCAGTCAAAGTCTTTTTGCGCTTCTTCAGGATCGTCTCTATTTGCTTTTTCATTTTGGCGACTACGACCTGAGAGGCTTTAGTCTCTTGCTCAAATGGAAGAAGGCGCCTCCCCCACGGCACTTTGTTTGTCATGAGCACGCGCGGGTTCGATGTATCCCCGAGGTGGTTTTCTATTTCGCCGGTCGCCTTTGTCTGATCCACGACCCAGTCGGGAATCCCTCGTGTCATCTTCCCGCTTATGACTCGCGGAAGCTGCTCCGCGCAACGTGCCCATCCAGACTTTGCAATGCCGACGCGCTTGGCAACGCTTTCGATGTAGCCAGGCAAATCCCCTTCGGCAATGTAGAGCTTGTCGCCCCTATTTCGCGTGCGCCCGTCTTTCGGCTTACGATGCGCTTGGTGGATGGTTTTAAAGTCGTTTGTGACTTCAAGCTCGCCCCACTTCTTCAAAAATCCAATTCGTTCCAGAACGATCTTGATGACATCGTAACGCTTTTGTTTCACCAAAGTTTGCAAGCGATTGCGGATTTTCTCGGTTGAGACTTCGGCAACCATATCGTCAAGTGTTTCGTCGGTCTTGAAAATCTTTTTAATGTCCTTATCAACACGTCCAATCCCGCTTTCCGGCTTCGTTCCGAAGGGCTGCGTCCGCCTTGCCAACTCTACGCAAAGCAGGCGAGCATTGAGAGCCACGCAATCGGGAATGGATTTTTCGACGATCTCAGAATACTCGTCGAGAATTTCCACGAACTTCTGTTTGTCGAATTTAAATTTCCCCGCCATTATGAGTTTTGTGAGTTTTGAGAATCCGATCTATTTCGGCGAGCGCGTCAAAATCTTCCCTCTCATTGCTTCGCGTGTACTCGCGCGGGATGCCGCGAGAGAATGAATCGGCGTCCAGAATTTGCAGCCCAGCCGCATAAGGGATTTCCCACATGCACTCTTTGAACCCCCAGCCGGTCGCGCTCGCGAGCCTAAAGACGTAAGACGCGAGCCAGTTGGGGGAGGCTACTTTCCCCCGCTCGAACTCGCTCCTGAAGCGTGTTGAGCTTTAGTCTCGGCGGCGTTCACTTTGTCCCACGCTGCGGACACGAGCGCGGACAGTTCGTTCTGCTCGTCGATTGTCGTCAGGTTGTCGAGTTGCCAGCGGCGCACCGCCTTATTGAACGCGATCTGGTCGCTGTCCACGGCAAGCACGTCCTCAAGCGGTGCGATATGGACAAATGCAAATGCGGCGACAAACCAAAATTCGTCGCGCTTCTCCAGCATGTTTGAGCGGATGATTGAGATCGTGCCCGGCACGCATGGCCTGAGTTTCCACTTGCCTGTTTTGCGCGTTCCTTCACGCATGCCAGCTTCGCGGAGTACTTCGTCGTCTGTTAGTAGTTCGGTGTTCATAG